CACAGAATCAAAACCACCGCAAAGATTCGGTGCTAAATAAAATTACCAAGATGAGGACACTATTCCTATGGAAATGACATTACAACAGGCTTACCTGCAAGCCACCGCAACCAATTTACTTTACAATCGCCAACGAGTTCGCTGGCAGTTTCTATTGGACAGTTACCAAGGCGGAGATGATTTCCGTGCAGGCGCCTATCTAAATCGCTATCAACTTGAAACAGACAAAGAATATAAAGCCCGACTCAGAACAACCCCATTAGATAATCAGTGCAAGAGTCTGATCAGTTTGTACATCAGTTTCTTATTCCGCACCAATCCTTCAAGAGCTTGGGACGCTTTTGATACAAATCCTGTGCTTGCAGACATCATTGAAGATGCTGATCTAGATGGACGCAACATGAATGCGTTCATGAAAGATGTGGCCATCTGGTCCAGTGTATTTGGCCATTGTTGGGTATGTGTGGCCAAGCCCGACATTCAAGCAGTCACACTGGCAGATGAATTGGCCGCTGAAGTGCGTCCTTATCTCAATGTGTTTACTCCGTTGACAGTTACTGATTGGCGTTGGGCCCGACGACCCAATGGCAGTTACGGTCTTGATTATATCAAATATGTAGAAGAAGTCAATGACACTGAACCCATCATTAGAGAATGGACCGCGGAATCAATTGTGACCTATGTGTTGGATGCTCGTGGCAGTGAAGTGAAAAGTTATTACTCTGAACCCAACGGCATTGGTCGTTTGCCTTTTGTTTGTGTGTATGCTGAACGCAGTCCAGTTCGTGGCCTGGGTGTGAGTATTGTGAATGACATTGCTGACCAACAATTGATGATTGCAAATGAACTCAGTGAAGTTTATGATTCAATTCGTTTAGACAGTCACCCGTCATTGGTCACTACAGAAAATACCAATGTGAATGGAGCCGCCGCAGGCCAGATCATCACTGTGCCAGAGAACATGGATCCCCAACTGAAACCATATGTGCTACAGTTCCAAGGCGGTCAGATCTCAGCTATCTATACCAGTATTGATCACCGTAAGGCCATGATTGATTCAATGGGCAATGTAGGCAGTGTAAGAGCCACAGAAACAACCACTAGATCAGGCATCAGTATCCAAACAGAGTTCCAACTTCTCAATGCTCGCCTATCAAGCATTGCTGACAACTTAGAACTGGCTGAAGAACAAATTTGGCAAGAGGTCAGTGCTTACCTGGGACTAGAGTTTGACGGCACCATTGACTATCCAGATAACTTTGCCTTACATGACATTGACAATGAACTAGATCAATTGGCCAAGATGAAAACATTGACCATCAATCCAATGGTACAGGCAGAAGTAGATCGTCGTATTGCTGAAATATTAGATATTGAATTGCTAGAAAATTATGTGGTTGATGTAAATGCCGTCGTGGGTGATCCAAATGCGACACAGACCCCTGGTCCTACATGCCCACCAGAAACACATGATGTGGCATTGAACTTGAAGAATCGTCAAGCCGCTATCAACACAGCCAACTATGGTCCAATGAATCCTAAAGTAGCCAATAGAACATTTTGGTTAGCCAAGGCCAATATGTTTGGAACAAGCGTGGGGGAAGCAAAGACAAGCCTATGTGGTAATTGTGCGGCATTCAATCGCACACCACAAACACTACAATGCGTCGCTGATGGTATTGCCGCTGGTGGCACACCAAATCAAGGAGCATGGGACCAAATTGATCAAGCACAACTAGGTGTTTGCCAGAAGTTTGATTTCGTATGTGCCGCAACAAGAACATGTGACGCATGGGTAGCAGGTGGTCCAATTACACAAGATCAAGGAACAGCACAATGAATGAATTAATAGATTTACTAAACACGGCTTTTGCCAACAACTTCACCTTTTATCAAAAGGCACACAGTTATCACTGGAGTGTTACTGGGCCAGACTTTCCACAGTATCACAAGTTCTTAGAGGAAGTTTATAGCAACAGCCAAGGACTCATTGATGGCTATGGTGAACAACTACGCAAATTAGGTGTGTTCCCAGATATGTCAGCGATTAGTGATATGGCCTCTATTGCGGCCATAGCGGATCCAGTAACAGATCCTCAACAGATCTTTACAAACTTATTAAATGATATTGATACAATCATAACAGGATTACAAGATACATTTGATGCGGCCACAAGCCAAAGAGAATATGGATTACAAAATTTCGTAGCAGATCAAATTGACACCCACAAACAACAAGCGTGGATGATCAATGCCATCTTAGGCCAGACGCCATAACTGACTCAAGCCCACAAGGCTAAATAAAATACTGGGGCATAGAGCCCCTACATTACGCATACGGCTAAGACCCGGCAAAGGACACAATGACCGATACAAACATTGGCACAACAGAAGGCACTGATACTTCTAGTTCAACAGAACAACAAAATCAGGCATCAGAGAAATTCTACACACAAAAAGAAGTTGACGACATGATGGCTCGCACCAAAAGTGCAATTACCAAAAAGGTAGCCAGCAAGTACGAAGACTTAGGCGATCCGGAGCAGATCCGTGATATTCTCACTCAACACGCCAAGCGTGAACAAGAGAATGCTGTGCGTAGAGGAGACTTTGATAAAGTGATTCAAGAGCTCGCATCTAAGAAGGATGCAGAGATTCAAAAACGAGATCGCATGATTGAACAGTTTAAGTTAGAAACTCCAATCATTGATGCGGCATCAAGACATCGTGCTGTGAATCCAGGTCAGGTTAAAAGTTTGATTAGAAATAATCTTCGTCTTAACCCAGAAGGTGAAGTAGAGGTGTTAGATGATGAAGGTAAAGTTCGCTATGATGATTCAGGTCGTCTATTATCCGTTGATAGTTTTGTTCAAACATGGTTACAAAACAATCCACACTTTGTTTCAGCGACACCTTCAACCAGCAACAGCCGTAGCAATGTAAGTGGTGTTTCAAATGCCAAACTTGATCTTGCCAGTCTTGATATGAAGAATCCAGAGCATAGAAAACAATATGCCGAATACCGCAAAGCGGTAGGCATAGCCTAAAATTAAAGGAAAATAATCATGGCATTGACAAATACAACAACCCTCAACGACCTATTGCCAAGTATCGTTGCAGAGGCTCTTTTCGTGGCAAGCGAAAAATCCATCATGCGTGGATTGGTTCGTAACTACACATTATCACCAGGACAAGGTAAGACTGTGACAGTTCCTATCTATCCAAAAGTAACAGCGGCTGGCCTAACAGAAGCCACTGCTCCAAGTGCTACTACTGTATCAACAGATGGTGCAATATTGACAGTTAGTGAAGTTGGTCTATCAGCCACCATCAGTGACTTGGCCATGATGGCTTCTAGTTCTAATGTGGTTGCAGACATTGGTCGTTTGTTTGGCGAAGCAGTTGCTCGCAAAATGGACACAGACTTGATGGCGCTGTTCATGGGCTTTGGAACCAACCAAGTTGGTGGTGTTTCAACTACTGCAACTCCAGCATTGATCTTCAAGGCAATCGCATTGCTTCGTAGTCAAGGCTATGACACATCAAATGATTGCGCTGTTGTTCTACACCCTAATGTGGCCTATGACATTGCATCAACATTGACAAGTACTTTTGCGGCACCTGCTAGCCAAGTTGGTAATGACGCATTGCGTAACGGCTTCATGGGTATGCTAGGTGGCGTGCCCGTATATCAGTCGAGCCTAGTGCCATTAGAAACAGGTACTGGCGCCGCTGGTGACTATTGCTGTGGTGTTTTCCACAAAGACGCATTGGGTCTAGCAATAATGCAAGATATCAAGATTGAAACACAGCGTTTTGCCGCACTTCGTGGTTATGACATTGTTGGTAGTGCAATTTATGGTGTTGGCGAACTATATGACAACGCTGGCGTAAGAGGCATTTTTGACTCTTCGATTGAGTAATCTAAACTAGGAGAATCACAATGAGTTTTTATACAACTGGATCCGGAACAGTATTTGAAAGTTTCGCAGTCTATGCGGATGTGACTCAGCGTGATTCCCGTCTGTTTGAAAGCAACGAAGGTCTTACAGAAGCGGTAGTATTGGCATTGCTTAAACTATCCAGCGCCAGACTCATCAGTCTGTTTGAAATGACAGAATGGTGGAAAGAATATAATTTTACAAGAGACGTCACACTACAGCGTGATGTTCGCCGCGTTCCTGTTATCAATCCTTTTCAGATTGATGGCAGAGAGCAGGAGTTCAAAGACTTAAACGTCTATCATGTCATGTGTGAATACATCTTACCACGAGTAGCTGACTTTGGCAACCCCGATTCAGCGGAAATGGCCAAGATCAAGTTCTATAGAGAACAAGCCCTGGATCTACATAAAATTATTCTTGAAGCAGGCGACTGGTATGATTACAGCAACAATGGTACTATCGTATACACTGAGAAAGCCCCAAGTCTACAAAACACGGTCAGAACAAGATGAGAACTGAATTACTTGACTACTTGACAACCAACCTTACTGGCAGCATAAAGCCCAGTACGGAGTTGCCATATGTGGAAGGTGTGAGTCCTTTGTACATGAAGAATGCTCGCAGAGTATATCTTGATGAACCTTACACTGCACAAGATAATTTGTTGACCACTTTGGATTCGTTGCAAATCAACCGAAGAATAACTGTCGTAAAATGGTTTTTAACAGTTGATGCAAAAAACAGAAATAGTGATTTAGATACAGCTTTGACAACTCTCGGTAGTGCTAAAGATATCACTACCATAACAGGTGTGTTTACACGCCTGTTTGACTATACAGTCAGCATGGACAACGACAGACTTGTCTATGAAGGCGAATATAGATTCGCAAATTTAGCATAAGGAAGAAACAATCATGGCATATATTAATCCATCACCAGGTAATGCTGGAGCACAGGTAACGCTTAAAGTGTACCACACCAGTAAAGTAGCAGATGCTACAGGTCTAAGTATCCCAGGTCTACAAGACATCACACTAAACAACAGTAATGATGTTATGACTTGGAGTCAATTAGATTCTGGTAGCAAGAAGCAAGTGGCAACAACCAGCACCAATGGTTTAGACATGAATCTAGTTGTTGACGCAACTTCATTCTTTGGTACAGGTGCTTTGACCACAGCAGTGAGCCGAGGCATATTTGGTCTAAGCAAAGACAAAGTCATTGTAGAGTTTGAACTTTACATTGGCGATGACAGCGCAGGTGTCAACACCAAACAAATCAGTGGCTTTGGTTATATCACTGGTTTGGCTCCAACTGTTAGTGCAGATAGTCCAGTTTGGGTTACTCCACTCAGCATTACTGTAACAGGTGATTACACAGTAACAGCAACCTAAGAATCAGCAATGATTCGGAGATCAAGCACCTTCGGGTGCTTTTTCTTTGACTAAATATCTATACAAGATTTTGGAGGTAATATGATATTTGATGATAAAACAGTGGTGGAACTGATGACCAGCATTGAAGCAGAAGTCGCAAAGGCTTCCGCTGAATTACGCTGTGCCAAAAGCGATTTGGCACAAGCAGAGACCAGGTTGAAATTTGTAATAGCAATTACACATCACCTGAAGACTAGATTAGATATAAAGGAATAAAGATATGGCAAAGACACTTGCTCAATTGGCCGCAAAGCCAGAACTAATTAAAATTACAATTGATGATGAAGATACAATCAAGCGGTATGAAGAACCACTTGAGTTCTATATCTATGATCGTCAACCACTTGCAAAGTTTATTAAAATTGCCACCACCATCAACACAGATTATGATAGTG